ATATTCATTAACCTTAGCCCAGAAACCATGAACAGCATTCGCAACGGTATCAAATACCTTACCGGCTTTCTCAAAGTTGATAAACTTACTGATAACTGTCTCGATAGTCCGAATAACTGAACTTACGACACTAGATAACATACCCAAGAACAATACAAAGTTCTTGAACATATGGTCTGGAATAAGGAGTTCAATAATCTTAAGTTTCGCGCCTAATTCAGCAAGAATCCATTTGATTACACCGAATACAGTCTGGAAGATTTGTTTGAATGCTTCAGACTCGGCGGTACCAATTTTAAGTTTTTCAGTTAAACCTTGGATCAACCCAATAAGTTTTTGACCAAAAGAAATCGTATAATTATCGCCAAATACCGTACGGAAAGCTTCTCCGATAGGTTTAATGATCAAGCTAAGAGAATTAAACGCAGTCTCCATGAGTTGGATAACCTTCTGACGACCGCCAAGGTCTACAAAAGATTTAGCGAATTCTACCGCTTGATTACCTGCCTTAGATAAGGCATTAGCCGCCAAATTACCCCACTTAGTCCAGAAAGCAGTTACTTCTTCACTACCGGCTTGACCAATAAGCGTTTCCCAGAAACGAGCCCAAACACTTGTTACCTGGTCTGCGACTGCTTCAGATACTTCTCCAAGAGTATGGAATTCTTCAGCCATCTTAGACAAAGTTTCATCATTAGCCAATGTCTCCAATGACTTGATAAGGACTTCGTTAGTCAACCAGCCTTGTTGAAGTGAGTTATGGAAGCCTTCAGACATATCAACATCTTGACCTAATGCCTGGGCAGTCTCCAGCAAGATATCCTTAAACCGTTGAGTTGCCATACCAGCATTTTCAACAGATACCCAGTTCTGAGTATTCATCTTACCCATTTGCAAGGCTTGTTGTACACCAAACTGCAATGACCGGTTAAAGCTATCTGTTGATGCACCCGCAGATGCTGCCAAGTTACCCCAACCCTTCAGGGCTGTAGTTGACTCTTTAAGCCCCACTCCAGCATTTACGAACTGAGCAAGAGACCCATGCATCTGTTTGACTGAATATTTAGTTGTTTCTGCATAGTGTTGTAGGTCATCTAAGGACTCGGTAATATTACCCATCTCAGAACGACCTAATGCAGCAACCAGCATATTTACAGAGTTAATCTTATCTTCAAACTGTCCGAAACCTTGCTTTACTGGCGCAATAGCATTCATAACACTACGCCCAAGATTTGTTGCGATAGACAGTCCGGCTTGAACTGCAGATGCTGCAATATTACCTAACGCTACCGTAGCGATAGATTGTAGGAAACTAAACCCTTGTCCGGATTGTTCCACCCGGTCACCCATCTCCTCAATCGCCTGAGCTGCTTGTTGGGTACCGCTTGATACGGGGGAGATAAACCCTAATACGCTGGACGCAAAAGTTCCAAATCCACCAGTAGTCCTAGTTAAAGAACCGGCTACTTTATCAAAGGCTCCAATGAATACATCACCAATTTTAGGCGCTTTATCCATCAACTCAATCAGAGATTTAGAGAGATTTTTGGCAGATTTCTCGATATTAGTAAAACTAGATTTACCATCGGATTTGCTTAGGCCTTTATCCAGAGCTTCAAGAGAACTCAAAGACTCTTTAAGACCCTTCTTGAACTGTTCGTTATCAATACCGAGTTTGATAAGACGTTCTTCAATTACTTGTCTACTCAACTATTTTTTCCACCTCCCTCATGACCTCTCTTGCTATATCGTCCACAATTGGCCCTACAAAATTGTTAGCAGGGACATAACCACCAGTACCGGTGCCGTGCCCATTGACAATTAAAGCAACCAATGGCGTTCCATCAGATACTTTCTTCGAATTAGAATAGTATAAATTTAAACCATTTTGACTTTTTTCGACTTCCATGTCCCATGATGAAGCGGTGCTTCCTGAACGCTTAGGTGTAGCAGAGATTAGCCGACTAAGACCTCTAGAACCAATCCCGTTTAGACTGGCTTGCGTTTTATGCATAGACTCCGCATTGGACAAGGAAGACTTAAGGTTAGATTTTCGGCGGACGGAAGTTACCTTGATTCGCATTTAATCTAGCCTCCTTCATTTGTTGTAGTTTGGCTAGACGTTCTTGGTTAATACGGTCGTATTCAGCCAAGGTCTGCGCCTCTGTTTGTTTCTTCTTGGGAGCATTGAGCTCACCTATTACATTAAGAAGAGTTAGTAGTCTATGTAAGTTCCAGGTCTCGCATTCAAACGGTATACGAGCATTAGCCATATAAGCATAGATTACTTCCGAGGTCATAATCATACCCTGTTTATTACCCTGGTCGTTCTGCTTAATAGTTGTTGCTGTGGGATTGTCATTCAGATACATGGATAGTTGGATTACAACATCTTCGGTTAAGTCCGAATAATCAATATCCTCTTCACACATTAGAATAAAGTAGTCATAAAGCTCTCCAGTGGTCTTTTCTTCTCGAGTTAGAAAAGGCTTACGATAGATTGACTCCCATTCAGTTAGCGTTTTAAGACTGTGTTCGAAATGTAATGTTTTCCCCGGCTTAATAAAGAACTGATTTGTCTCTTCGTTAAAGAACTCCCGATCAGGAGTATCTATAATCAACATAAATATACCTCCATCGAGATAAAAACAAAAGAGAGGCGTAATTTTTTACGCCAAACCTTTATTTCTTCTTGAGCTTAGAAACTTTCTCAGGAACAGTTCCTTTATTTGGATCGCCGACCAAAGCGCCAAAGAATTTCTGAGTTTCTTTTCCGCCTTCAGCTACGTCTACCATCATGCTAACCATAAGCTCTGAATATGCTTCAGAATTTACGAAGTCTTCCTGAAGCTTCTTGTCTTTACGGAAGGTACGCCCGTCCTCTGATGAACGTTCGCCGTATGCCAATTTAAGCACTGACTCAATAAAGTCGAAGATTTCATCCACGTCTTCACGAGCAGTCATCTCTTTAACATACTCATCCCAATCCTTTTTAGCACGTCCCATAATACGCAAAATTTCATCTTTACGCAAGTGGAACCAAAGTTCTTCTGTTACCTCTTTGCCATCAAGCAAGTTTGCGTACTTCACTGTTCTTGAAATCATTATCTATACTCCTTTTGAATTCATTTTGAAATTTTCAGTACCGACATGACCTTAGTCGTCCAACCCCTATCCCGTACTGATTAATTAGCTAGTTACCCTGCAGTAAGACCCAGGATTGCGAATACTTCTTCTGGTTTTGGAAGAGTAGCTTCGCCACTTTCGTCACCATAAAGTTTCTTCTCAAGATCTGCAAGTTTAGTCTTGTCAACAAGTGTGCTGTTGATTTCGATATGGGCAGTTGGTTTCATACCAGCTATAGTAGTTGGTACTGTGTCGAAGTCCCATGAGAATTCCAGCGCATCTGGTGATTCATTGATTGTTTGGTATTCCTTACTTGATACACCAGCAGATGCAGAGTAAACCAAGTGAAGGATATAACCATGGTCAAGACCTTCAGTATCGTTACCGATACGAGTACGGTAAGAAAGACCGAAGTCTGAACGAGCTTGTCCTGATACAGTTACACCAGCAAGAGCTTTAGGTGTTCCGCCAGTAGACATAGGCGCACGCTTACCTTGACATGCATTCCATTCTTGTGGATAAGTGTAAGCAGAGATTTGACCTTTGAAACGTTCTTCTGAACGCAGGTTGAGGTACTTCTTGTTGTTAGCATATTTCGCAGTAGACTCAGCGCCTTCTGGTGATTCTGATACTTTAGTCAGACCATTCCACGCAACACCTTTGTCATAAGTACCGTCGGATTTTTTCAGATAGAGGACACCTTGATCCACACCATTTTCAAATAAGCGTTTAGTATCCTCATCCCATTTAAGCATTACCATCTAGTAATTTCCTCCAATAAATTTAAGCTTCTGAGAATTCGCCAAACGCATTAATACGTTCACCGTTCTCAACATTACCACATGCAACATAGCGACGTTCGCCGCTTTCTGCACCAACATATGATAGCCAACGGTATCCGTCAGCGTCCATCCAAGAGTCATATGCAAATGACATCTCAGGCGTATACAAAGCTACAATATCGCCTGTAAGGCTTGGAGTTTTGCGTACATTCAGACCTGCGACCTTAACCGTAAACTTACCAACTTCGTCGTGATTAACAACTTCGTCAGCAGGTGTGATTGGTTGAGGTGCGATAACAGGTTCTGGCTGAGGTGTATCTGAATATGGTGGATAGAACCATCCAACGATACCAGTGAAGTCACGAGTGTTGTAACGAGCAGGAGCACCTACATAGAGGGCGTCCCAGTTACCATCAATGTTTTGTTCAATAGTAGACATAGTATAGCCGTCAGAGTCTTCGATAACGAGACCTGTATGTCCATAACCATGTTCCGCTACCGCCATAACAAAGATAGCACCACGACGAGGATTAACCCCGACTGCATCATAAACAACTTCGTAACCTAGGCTAGCCGCAGAGTCGAGCAAGTCGATAGCGTTACCCCAAAGAATTTTACCGAAGTAAATTTGGGAGATACTGTTTGGTAGGTCTACACATTGTGTACCCCAAGAACCGTCAGCATCGGTACCAATACCTTGATCTGCTAAACCGCGAGCATATTGAATTACTTCATCAACTGTTGCCAAATTATATCTTCCTTTCTATTCGTAGATCACAAACACTTTGTGATAGAGACCGTTTACTTTATACTCAGTTCTGAAATCCGAATACATGAAAGCGTTAGGGATTTTGATAAAGACGTCATCAGCTTCACTTTTAGAAATATAGACGAGTTTATAATTAACCCGTGTGATATAGTTCTTATTGTTAGCTTTCTGAGTATCAATATCTTCCCGTGTTACAATACATGCCGGATATTTCAACTGAATATTTTCTGGTGGTGTAAAGTAAACATTAGGACAAATCTCATCTTTTATCTTAAGAAGTACTTGTTCTCTTGTTTTCATTCTTTCACCTTAACCAATTCTTCATAGAAAGACTTAAAGTCTTTAAACTCTGTACCAGTCCAAACTTGAATATCGCCATCTTTAAAGACTAGTGCATATTTACTCAGAGAGTTTTCCAACCCTTCTTGATAATCCTGTAGTCCAAGCTTAGATAAAGCTTCGAGTTTTAATTCATTTTGACTTTTTTGAGTAGCAGAAGTAACAACCTCAGCTAAACGTTCTTTGAGTTCGGAAATCTCCATGTCCTCAATAGTCAAAACCACACGAGGCGGATATGGACGAATACTTCCGACTTTGTAATAAGAACCCATATACAAGATATGGGAAATTCTATTCACACGGTCGGTCGAGTCATTCATTAGCGAAACATCAAACTTCAACTCAGTCTTAGTGTTTTGGTTTATTGAGCTTCGGTCTTCTACGTTAAAAGATTTAGAAGAAATCTTAGCGGTTATAAGGGGCGATACAGTATATTTATACTCATGCACCCCTACGCTAATTTCTTCAGGCTCTTTAGAACGGAAGATAAGTCGAATTCCAGCTTTTGTCATTGTATTACCTTCCTATCTACCAGCCATGCTTATTCAGCTTTCTTTGGTTTCTTTGGTTTTGGAGCTGTTTCAACTGTTCCGAGTTTCTTCTCATCTTCAGTCATATCAGCATTGTTTACAGCTGCATCATAATCTACAGCCTTAGCGCCGATACCCTTCACTTCAGTTGGGTCAGTTTGAACTGTCCAAGTTGGTTTAGTCTTAAGACCAGTAGAATCAAAGTTCACAGCAGTTTCCTCAGTTGCTTCTGGATCAGTTACCTTAACAACGATAAATGATTTAGGAGTAACGATAGCGCCAGACAGACGAGCATGCATCAAGTATTTATGTTGCATGAAGTCGATATCGAAGCTATCGAATGTAGCGATTTGTCCGTTTGGAGACATACCGAACTGATAGTCAGCCAAGTTACCGATTACGAATGTTCCTTGAGGAAGTGCACGATATTCAACTACATCTTCACACATGAAATAAGCTGCAATGTTTGCATTACCTGGTACTTGGTTGTTATCCATTGATGGTGCATACAAGTAACGGCCATTACCATCTTTCAACGTCTTCAACTTAGCCAAGTCAAATGGGTTGATGTAAAGTGATGGTTTACCAGAACCTTGGTATGCTGGGAATGCTTTCTTGATAACATCATCAACTGCAGTCTTGAATGTAGCAGATGTGATGTTAATTGTAAACAATGGGTGATCCTTAAGGATTGGGCGAATATGAAGTTCGCTAATCTTTTCAGGGTTACGTTTACCAGTAGAAAGAGTCAAGTCACGGCCATCTGAAAGGAAAGCAGCCTTAACAATTTCTTCTTTGAATTTAGCAGTTTGAACTTGTTGGATAAAGTTTACAGCTGCAAATCCGCCATCTTGCAAATCAATCAAGTCATCATGGTCGATTGTTTCGCGACGGTGAATAGAACCTGGAGTAGTTTCACGGAAGTAAACTTCTTCGATAGAGTCCAGAGTTTGGTTGCCTTTGATGTAACCACGAGCACGAGCTTCGTCTTCAGTCAAGTTAGCGAACAAATTCTTAACACGTGGAAGTGGAGATTTACCGAATTGACCCATGATCTTATCGATATTCAAACCGCTTGGGTTATAAACGTTCAGTCCACCATTAGTAGCTGGTTGTGGGAACAGAGTTTCCATACCAACCAAACCGTGTTGGATAGAATCTTCACCCAATACACCGTTAGCACGCAACACGCCTGCAAGTGTAGAAGCGTTGCCAGAAATAGCACTATGTAATAGAGTGTCAAGTTCCTTGTGGTCTACAGCTGCAGCACCTTGGAATTGGTTATGTTTCAAAATATCTTCTCCTTCAAAAATTGAATGTGACACGGACTCTCCTGCATCTGCAGAATCATCACCTTCGGAATAACCGTCTTCAGACTCAAATCCATCTTCTTCGGAATCATAATCTGAATCGTCTTCTTCTTCATCGTAATCAGCGTCTTCATCAAGACCGCGGATTTCTAATTCATTTTGAGCTTCTTCGTCCTCAGCATCGATAGCTTCGACAATGTCTTCTACAACACCGTTGACCAATGTTGCTAGTTCTTCGTCAGTAAGCCCTTCTAAAAGTTCTTCGTATGAACGAGACATCTGTCCCTCCTTTTCTTCGTTGGCCTCTTCATCAGAATCATCTGAGTGAAGAAGAACCTGTGTAATCCCGGTGTAGATAACACCGCGATCGCTTTCATACTCTTCAGTCCCGTAAGCGCTATGGAGCATAACATGTTCAATAACAGCACCAGGGTTCGCACCCTTAAGAACTAGACTTACTTCATAGATTTCTCCATGGATTACGTCATTACCGTTCTTACGGATACCACGAGCGCCAATAGACATAGCATTTAAATCGCCATGTTTGAGAAGCGTACGAGTATCTTGGGCATGGTCTGTATCGTTAAGATACCCATACCCATAGACACCCTCATCGCGGTGCTGAAGAATCATATACCCCAATACATTTGAGGGACTGGAGTAATCGTGTTGCCATACAATAGGCACTTGAGCACCATTACTTTGTCGGAAAGCATCGTGACGAATCGTCACACCATCCGAACAACGAATGTCGTTCTTAGTTACCCATCCGGCGAAATCAGCCTTTTTTCGCAACTACTTTTCCTCCATAAAATTTTATACATCCAATGGATTACCGTATTCATCTACAGGATTTCCGTCAGCGTCAACATATCCGCCTTGTCCATCATCATAGATTTCAGGATAACCTTCTTGGGTTGTACCGTCATAACCACCTAGACCCATTAAATCGGTACCTGTTGAGATGTTCTTATTAAAGAGCATATCGCCGATACGACTTGGGTGAGGTGCGCGACCTAACATTGCACGAATTTCATTCGATGTGAAAATTGCATTACGAGCAAAGAGGTCTGCCGCAGTACCTAGTTGTTCAACCGGTAGCATACGGAATGGGTCACGGTAATACTGGATCACCTGCCCTTGAGTACGAGCTGTCTTAGTTAGGAAGATACGGTTGATACCATCAACAATAGTCTGAAGTACAGGGTCAACGGCTCTATGGTAATAGAGATTTAGTTCAGCCTGACTTGCAGTACCATCTAAGACTTTGGAAGAAATACCAACTTGGTTATAATAATCCTGTTGAAGCTTACGAATGTCATCCACAAGGTTGTTGTTGATATTACCACCTGTATGAATAAACTTCTCGTTAGCATCAAGGGTCGCTATACCAAACTGGCTATCTGCCAATTCTTTTTCAAGCTGGGTCTTACGACTCTTAGCCTGTTCCTGACGTAAACTACTCTTTGTGGCATATGGAATCTGGATAAACCCGTTAAGTTTACCAGCCGCCACTGCCTTATCTTGAGAGTACATCAAATCCATCTTTTGCTCAAGCAGTTTAAGCGTTGAGTTACGGTCTTTGAGTAGGCCGATAAGTGGAGACTCCAAGATAACAATCGACTGTTTAGACAGCGTCAAGTCTTGTTCTAAACCATTTTGATCATTATAGACTTTAACCCGAACAGCACGAGGATACCATTGTGTAATCTTACCAACACGCATTGATAAGATATCGTAGGAGCCGTCATCGTTGGGTTTTGACGTTGTGTCGACGGGGACAATTGCAACAACACCTTCTTCTAAAAGAGACCAGGCTACATCATAGATAAATGCACGACCGGTTTGGTCAATATTAGCAGATGTTGTCAAGCAATTGATCAGACCTGAGTCGACAGAAGTCTGATTACCGTCTTCTTCATTGATCTTTAAATGTTTAAAGTCAACCATAGCAACATCAAGAGAAATCATAGAGATAATACTATTGATTAAATCTTGATGCTTGAAAGTATAACCACGGAGCGCACCTGATGGCCGGCCAATACCTGAGCCGGAAACCAAGTCAGGGTCATAATCAATACCATTGTTGGTTGACATGAATGCGTTCCATGACCCTAGAGGGTTGTTTACCATCCTACAAGAATGCCTCCTTATTTCGTTTATAGGCAACCCAAGCATCCATCAATGCCGCGACATTATCGATTTTCTCATCGCTACGCATTTTAGATAGCTTATAGTTACCATTATTATCTTGGATAACAACAGCGTTACCCATAGCATACTTCATAAGTTCCTCAAAGAATATAAGGTCTCGAGAAGTAGCCATATTCTTAATCTCACCTAAAGGTACAGACTCAGTTCTAACACCTTGTCGTACCACTTCTACTCCTACATCACCATTCTCCATAGTCCAGCGGTCAATAAATTCAGCCGCGTTATATGGGTCATAACCAAATGATACGATAGTCCATTCCATCTCTTCGATATAACGCTCCACATCGTCGTAGACCATTTCCCAATCGAGATAGTTACCCGGCATGATTATTAGCGTACCCTCAGCTACGAGCTGGTCATACTTAGCTTGTGTTGCCGAGTTTAGACGTAGATATTTAACCTCAGATACATAAGACCTTGTTTGAACACCATATCGACCTCGTCCTAATGGAACCAGCCAAGTAAATGCCCAGAAATCATCACCTTGAGAGGCGTCCATACCCATAGATACTTCCATGCGCCTGAAGTTTTGCCTTCGATGAAGCTCAGTCTCTTCAAATGTAAAGAAGTATGTAGTACCCTCAACCGGGATACCAAACCTTTTAGCCAGGATATCATTCCGGTTTGCTGGGGAATATTCGGCACGTCTTACGTCACGTTGATATGCTTCATAAGAAACCGTAATACCGATATTAGGACAAGCCTTCATCCACATATCTGGGTTTCCTACTTCAGCCACATCATCTAAACGATAATACCAGATAGACACATGCGGATTTTCGTATTCACCACGTAAGATAGAGAGAAGTTCCCGTTTAATAGAGTCGCCAACTGAGTCACGAACCGTACCCTCTGAGGATACTGCAAGAATAAGATAATCGTCAATACCGTCTTTGGAAGCCGATTGCTCAAGCGCACCGATTACATCTTCTTTAATGTCACCCGACAGCCATTCATCAACTGTAGCATATTTTGCACGGGAACCTTGAAGTTTTGGAATGGTCATCGGTTTAACTTCCAAGATGGAGTTGGTTAAACGATTAACTATACCGTCCTTCGTTACAGCCAGCTGAGACTGGGACTTCTGTGTCCTAGCCTTATTCCGTCCTCTTGTGAGTACACGGAACAAAGGGAACCCTTCCTCGGCACTCCCTGCCCTAGTTATAGCAGTTGCGAAAGGATACAATACCTCTGCCGCTTGTGCCATAGTAGGAGCTGTCGTAACTTGTTGAGTAGAATTGGTGTCCATTACTAGACCAAATGCTTGATGTAGCGTGGCATATAAAGACTTGGCATTACCACGGGCAACAATAAGATATTGTTTATTCCGAAGCCTACGCTTATGTCTAATTATTTTGAAATTTCCGGATTCAGGATCATAGACCTTCTCTTCCTTAAATTCAAACCATGCTAGTAAATCCTCTGCCCATAACCTAAATGTAGGAAGTAGGGTTAGAGGACGGCCATCAACCAAAGTCATCTCATTCTCACAGAAGTCAATAAAACCTTGTATTGCATCTGGGTCATAGTAATAGTTCGGATTGGCGATATCTGCGTCAATACGGTTCATTTGCATCGAGACTTCACGGCATACAGGAATCTCTCCACGCAGTACAGCGTCTCGAAATCTACCGTACTCGACAGGAACCGCAGTATTACTTAATACCACTTGTTTGACTCCTTTGCTTGGGCTATATTAGTATTTGTAAGTCTTAAGTTTTCCAGATTTAGCGTCTGCGACTGTTACCTCACGACTATATGAAGAACGGCGGTTATCTTTATTCTTAAGCGCCTTTTTATGACGGTTATTCATATCAACTTTACGCTGATCCTCAACACGCATATCTTGAAGACGTCTAATTTCTTTACCAGAAGCCCCGCGTTTTAAAGCATTCTTAATAGCTTCATCACGCATCTTAAGATTATAACTATAAGTCTTATCATCTTTTTTAACGCGTGCCTCATTAGCCGCAGCTTCAGCAGGAGTCATTAGGTCGGAACCGCCGCCTTTCTTCTTCCACTTCATACCCTTCTTACCATAATGTAAGAGTGTGTCTTCTGAAGAGATGCTTTGTTTCAAACGAGGAAGTTTTATGCGTTTGCGAATCTTTTCGATAAACTTGTTCTCCTGACGCATACCCTCACGGGTTCGACTAGGTACTACGTTATCGCGACCTTCTCGTAAAGCGCGCTTAACGTCGACATTCTTCTTCCCATCAATAGGGTCGTTTGCGGTGTTGTAGGTTCTACCATATTTAGGATCATTTATTCGACGTTTGTTCGACTCTGAACGATCTTTTAACCTACGCTCACGATTCTTATCAAAGGTTTGATCGTCAACCCAATTGACGGCATTTTCGATACCTTCTAATGCGGAATTAACACCGTTTGTCAGATGTTTTTTCCATTTCATACCCTTCTTACCGTAATGCATTAGTGTATCATCAGAAACACCGGAATGTTTTACTTTTTTAGTAATCTTCTTCTGTTTCTGCTTCTCTTTGCGGTCAAGTGCGCCTATATAATTCCGCATCGCTTCTTCATACTTATCAAGATATTTTTGCTCTTTCTTATTTCGAGCTTTACCTTTTTCGACGCCATCTTTGATTTTACTTTGATAGTACGCAGCATCTTTCTTATATTTCTCGGCCTCTTTACCGTAGTCACGATTTGCTTCACGTTCTTCGGCATCGGCCATAGCGGCTTGAGCCGGGGTCATACCTTGACGCCCTTTTTTCCACTTCATACCCTTCTTACCATAATGTAAGAGTAAGTCATCTTGCGACGGAAGGTAAACTCCGTTTATAATTTCGCCCATATTTACTCCTGATTGTGTAAAACCTCCCTTTAAATCAAAGTCAGTCTCAGAATATTTATTAAAGATCTTTTTAACAGACCCTTTATATTTCTTACGAGTAGCTTTTGCATCTTTACGAGCGTCGTACGCCACATTTGTAAGAAGTCGGTTCTGCTCGGTAGGTTGACTATCATATAAATCCTTAGTCAGCCTATGGATTTTCTTAGACAGTTTATATTCTGACTTACCCTTCTTAACACGCTCCCTTACATATTTATATGTTTGATAGTGTTCTTTAGAGAAGTTGTTCCGAGCATACCTATCACGTTTACCAAAAATATTCATGCCCCACTTCATACCCTTACGACCAGCGTGCTGGATCATAAATCGGTTCTGAACTGATTCTGGGATATATACATCGACGCCATCCACATTAATAGACTGTGTAAATTTGGTCATAGTTGTTGGTACATCCTTAAACGCTTTAGCCCATTCTTGCTTCTTCTTAAAAGCCTCAATAGCATCTTTTGCTGCTTGTCCGGATTTACCATTACCAACAACACTTGATGGTACCTTAGAATATACATCTAATGCGGCAGAGGCTGCTTTACCGACAAAGGCAAGACGAGCTTGTTTCTTTTTCTGCAGAGCTTCTCTCCGAGATTTCTCGGGAGCCTCTACTAGTTCTTTAAACTTCCTTTCTGCTTCTAAGCGAGCAATCTTGGCCTTTAGTGCCTTGGTTGACATATTATCACGGCTGCGATACATATCAAGAAATTCTGCTTCTCGCATACGCTCATCTACAGATTTGCGAAGTTTCTTAGGGATTTTGACGTTTTTAGGATCGGCGTTCTTGTCGCGTCTAAAGCGTCCGCCAGAACCAGTACGTCTCCTCCCGAAAATATTCATACCCCACTTCATACCCTTACGCCCGGAATGGTGGAGTTCATCAGATGTCAAGTTTGACAAGTTCTACCTCCCATCTAGCGCGAGTGAGATTCTCATCCCGAGCCTCTTTTAATGCGGTAAGAACGGATGCTTGTGGTGGGTCATAAGATATGAGAGCCGAGATACAAACATAGTTCTTAGCAAAGGTATTGTTTCTAAGGCGTTCCTTAATCCCTTCAGCCAAATCCATATGACCATAGAAGAACTCCGCCCAAGTTAAATTAGGTTCAGTGATAATACTAACATTATGACCAATCCCGTTCTGAACAAGAACACCAAGCGCCGCATCAATCGCTACACCCAGTTGAGTCTTAACTACATGGTTTGAATTCGGTTCGGAATCATACAACACCCCTACGAAGTTAAGTACGTCTTCATAGATAGTAGTCATAAACTTCATCCTTACCACAATTTTGTGTCACCCGGTTTACGTTCTACCCACGTTTGATACTCCTTTTGATCGTAGTGGATACGTTTATGGGTGCTGTCAGAGACCGTAATTAGTCCGTCAGGATCGAAGCAATTCTCGGTCAAGTTTTCTATGTCCTCCTTAGTTAGCGGATTCATATGGTGAACCGTAATTGGCCCGTCCACAAATAACTTCCGAACACCAAGGTCTTGCGCCAGGTCTCTGCGTATAATCGCGGCACGACATTGTTGCCATGCATGAGACTTGTAGAACTGATTAGATATTTCTCTCGGAGCTTCATGATGTACACCACGAAGTCTTAGATAGTTTAGCCGCTCAGTATAGGACTCAAGTTTGGACATTTCTTTATAGGTGAGTCTATTGCTCATAGAATTCGCCCTCAATGACTTCTGCCGGCTTACCAGAATATCCTTGGAATGCCTTGTATGCTTGTTTGAAGTCAAGTTCAGATTCCTGGTCGCTACGAATCAAATCGATACGAGCTTGCAGTAACTCTGCTTGTAATTCCAACTGCTTGCGTTCAAGACGTGCCTTAGGACTTGCTTGGTTTAGCCAGTAGACAATCTCAGAGGCCGATGCTGTTCCTTCCTGAAGACGCTTTTCCGATAGACCCATAGCGAGTTCCATCATTTGCAATTCACGCTGTTCAGGCGAACGTGCAGGTCTGTAGGCTCTCTGGTTATCGAATTCAGCTACTTCATTCGTCATAGTTATTCAGCCTCTCCTTTCTTCCGTGGTTTGACCGTGTCGGGTTCAACGATATAAGGTTGGTTCATAACAAACCCTTCATCAGTTTGAAGCCATTCGTCACCAACATTCACGACAACTAGACGTTCCTCACGCTTAGCTAATCGTACAACATTGTCCTCTGCTTGATCAGGGGTTGAACGAATGAATACCCCGGCAGGTGCTACAACTTTATAGGTAGTTTTTGCTGCTGCCACGATAGTTCTCCTCTCTTTCTTTATCATTAGAACCCTTTTTCATAAGTTTTGGACTCCAATAGACCGACTTTAGGCGAGTTTTCAGAACACTCATCAGTCCTGTCTAACAAGTCTTCAAAGCGCAATTGTGAAAGGAGCCAAAGTCAACCGCACTTTTATACCCAATCCTAGAATCAGCCTATTGGAATCCAAAACCATTTTGAAAAAAATCGCAACGGGGGAATTTTTGATA